ATTTGACAAAGAGGTTGAAAAAATAGAAAAGGGAAACATTAGAAATCTAACTAAGTTCTACAACAAGAACTATGATCAAGGTATCAGCAATTTTTTGGAATACAACACTACAAGATATGAATCCCTATTTACTAACAGAGATTTAGAGGCAGAATATCAAAAGATGTATATATCTATTGGCAATCATATTGCTAAGTGGTATTTTAAGATATTTAAAAAGTATCAAACTAAAAATGATTTTGGTCCTTATGAAACAGAATGGGAAAAGTCATTTGCTAAGTATGGATCAGATGTTGCTGCAACAAATGTAACTCTTGTTGGTGGTACTGCTAAACAAACATTAATAAAGCTAACTCAGCAATTAATGAGAGATCCAGAGTTTATGCAACTAGGTAATGAAGCTAAAGCAAGAATACTAAAACAAAAGTTTAATAGATACAGTAAATATCAAGCTAACAGATTAGTTAGAACTGAAAGCACAAGAGCTGCTAATTTTGCTGTTGAAAAGAGTGCTAAAACATTATTTTCTGAAAACGACCTATCTAAAAGATGGCTGGCTGTAATGGATGGAAAAGAGAGAATATGGCACAGAGCAGCAAATGGTCAAACTGTTAGAATGACTGAGAGTTTTCAAGTTGGTGGCGAATCAATGAAGCGACCAGGTGAGGGATCCGCTAGAAATGTTATTAATTGCAGATGTCGTATTATTCCAATTCCAGATCCAAATGCAATACCAGTAACAGAACTAGATGAATTAGGTGTTGGCTTAGGTCAAAGCAGAATACAAGATTTCAGCTTAGCAAATCTAACTAATGTAGTTGTTGAAGCTATGCAAGTTGCTGGAACAACATTAATAAATACAACAGCTACAACTATAAAGGAATTTAGAAAACAAATAACAGATTCTTTTGAAAAAAATGGTTTTAAAATAGATAAATTACAATTGTCAACAAAAAGAACATTAGATGAATTTAATGCAATACAAAAAGAATTGAATACATTATTTGATAATTATAATTTCAACACTTGGCATAATCAAAATGGCATTAAATTAAGGTTTAAATCAACATCTGGATCATGGGGGTTTTACCAACCTTTTCTAGATGGCAAGTCAGCGGTTATTAATTTAGGTGATGGATTTAGTAGAACTACTAGATTAAGAAATTATCATTTAAATATGAGAGGTAAATTTGATGATAGATTTAAAAGTGTAATAGATGAAGATAAATTTTTTATGGCAACACCAATACATGAAATGGCTCATGCATTAACTAGCTCATATACCGCTAGAAAAGAATTTGTAAAAAACATTAGTAATGTTGGGAGTAAATTTTGGAATGATTTAAAAAAATTAAGAACAGAGTATATGGATGAAAAAAACAGATTGTTTAGAGCTGGTAATGCTAGTGCTTATAACAAGATTTTTTTAGGAAGATATGCAAATAAAAATGCTGATGAGTTTTTTGCAGAGGCATGGACCGAGTTTCATTTAAGCTCAACCCCATCACCTTATGCTATAAAAGTTGGTCAATTAATAAAAAAATATTATGGAAAATAAAGAGGATAATTTTATTTGTATAAAATGCAAGTTTGTTAGGGAATTTGCTGGTGGGTGTGCTGCTTTTCCAGATGGCATACCAGAAAGCATTTTGTTGCAAAACAAACATAGCAAACCAATACCAGGTCAAAACAATAATATAGTGTTTGAAAAAGGTAAATCATTAGAGTTAATTGAAATGGAAAAAAACACTAATTAATTTTTAGTAATTTTGTAAAAAATATAATTATATGGAATTTATATATAAATCAGCACCAATAGGTGATCAAATAGTTGACTTTGATGAAAAGAATAATATTGTAAAAGGTTATGGATCTTATTTTGATAATAAGGATAGCGACCAGGATGTTATTAGGAGAGGTGCATATCAAAAGACAATTCAAGAAAATGGCGGCAGAGTAAAGTATCTGTATCAACATGATATGATGCAACCGCTTGGCAAAATGGATGAGCTTTATGAAGATGATAAGGGTTTAGTGTTTACAGCTAGTATTCCAAAAACTCAACTAGGAACTGATGTTATAGAGCTTATGAAAGCTGGAGTAATTACTGAAAATTCTGTTGGTATTATGCCAATAGTTAAAGATATAAAAGGTGATTACAGAGAGATAAGAGAGGTAAAATTATATGAAATTAGTGCTGTTACAATGGCAGCAAATGATCAAGCAAAGATATTAGATGTAAAAGGAATGGCAAATCTTGATCAAGTTTACAAAAGATATGACAACATTTGTAAGCTACTTAGAAAAGGCAAAATCTCAGATGATATGGGATATGCCCTAGAATCAGAAATACTTAAACTCAAAACATATTTCATTAATGCTACTCAGCCAGTTGTTGAAACTACTGAGCCAGTTGAAAAAAGTCAAGAGGTTGATATTTACAAATACTTAATTAATAATCTTTAAAAAAAATTCTACTAAAATGGAAGAAAATGTAAAAAATCAGCTTGACCAATTAGGCAACATCATTGATGCTAAATTGGAAAAAGCTCATGGACAAGCAGTTGATTCAGCAACTGGTAAGGCAGATGTGGCTCTAAAAGGAGAGATCGCAAACCTAACACAAAAATTTACTGAGAGAATGGATGCTATTGAAGTTTCTAATAAAAAGAGATTTGAAGCATCTAAAATAGAAGATAAATCATTCGGTGGTAACTTAACAAAAGCTATCAAAGAGGGTGCTTTAGATTCAATGAGAAATGGCGGAACTAGATCATCAGCATTTGAAATAAAAGCTGATATGACTGTTGCTGCTGACTTTACTGGGGATGTAATTCCACCACAAAGAGTACCAGGATATAAGTTTGATCCTACAACACCACAGAATTTAAGACAAATAATCCCAGTTGGTTCAACTAACTCTGATGTCATTAAATATGTAAAAGAGAGTGGTTATTCAAATGGAGCTGCGGCTGCGGCTGAGGGTGCAACACTTGCACAATCAGATTTTGATATGACTGCTGTTGATGCTAATGTTAGAAAAATTGGAACGTATTTAAGAATCTCTGATGAGATGCTTGCAGACACTCCACAAATTACTAGCTATTTATCAGCAAGAGTACCAGCTAAATTAATGGAAATTGAAGATGACCAAATTTTAGGTGGTAATGGATCAGCTCCAAATTTAGATGGATTTTATAATTCATCATCTGACTTTGATGTTTCAAGTAATGGTAAATTTTACCAATCAGTTGAATCAGCAAATGAATTTGATGTATTAGTAGCAGCTTTAAACCAGTTACAAATTTCTAACTACAAAGCTGATTACATCATGTTAAACCCAACTGATTTCCACAAGATCTTATTATTAAAAGATAGCACTAACAACTATCTTAAAGATCAAGTATATCAAGGGTTACAACCTAATTTCTTAGGTGTGCCGATCGCTGTAAATAACGAAGTAAATCCAGGAACATTTTTTGTTGGAAACTTTGGACAATCAGCTCAATTATGGGTTAGAGATAACGTATCTGTTGAGTTCTTTAGCGAGGATGGAACTAACGTAAGAGATGGATTTATTACTGTTAGAGTAAAGGAGAGAGTTGCATTAGCTACTTATCTTCCAAATGGAATTATAAACGGAACATTCAGTACTGCAAAAGCAGCACTTGAAACTCCATAATAATAACCATTATTATAATTAAAGGGGTATTTATTACCCCTTTTTTTATGGAGTAAAGTGAAATAATAATAAAATAAAATGAAAATATATTTTGTAATTTAAAAAATTCTTTTATCTTTGATGTATAATTAAAAACAAAACAATAAAAATTATTATTATGAAAGTTCAAATTAACCCAACACAAACACAAGAAATTAAATCTTTTAAAACTGTTAGATTTATAAACAAGCAAGATTTAGAATACCAATTATCAATAGTTAAATTAGGTATGAAATATAACAGATACCAGCAAATGATTGTTAGAACTGTTAGAGATTATAATAAGTTAAATAAACAAATGGAAATTTTATTTAACCTAGATGTTAAAATATTTAGATTATTAGAAAGATTTGATTTTAACAAACAAGAAAGTAGAACACTAGATTATTCAATTAAATAAAAACAATGGGGGTGTAAAAACCCCCTATATATTTATGAAAATAATATACTATAATAAAATAAAAAAACAAGCATTAGAAATGCCAAAATCATATAGGCAATTAATGTTATTTGAATTATCTAAATCACTTATAAAACCCACTAAAGAAGATGTATAAAAAATTCCTTAAACAAGATCCTGACAACTGGAAATGGCTCATTGCTATTCATGTAGTTGTTTATTCAATAATGTTAATCTTAATGTTAGACATATAATCATGAGCTATAATAAAAACAAGTTTGAGCATAACTTAAAAAAAGCTAAAAGACAAAATAAAGATGATAGGTTTCTACTAAATAATATTTTTAGTGGGTATTCAAAAACTTTAATTGAAATTTGTAACCCTAACATAAAAAAAGATGAATAAACACTATGTAAAGCATTTTTTAGGCGGTTTGCTGCTGTTTCTGGCATTTAGGGTTATGATTATGTCAAGTGATTTATTAACAGCTGTTATACTAGGTGTTTTGGGTATTTCAGTATTAAACAATAAATTAGATGATGAGTAGTAAAAAAATTGCTGTAATGGACCTAGATACTATTGTTAGCAGCTCAATTGACAAAGATATATTTAATAAGCTGCCAGTAACTAAAAGATTAAGAATATTCCATCATGCAAATGAGATAATAAAAATAGTGCAATCACATCCTTTGTAATTATATAATTTTGTTTTGTTTAAATCTGTGGTTGTTAAAAAGCCAGTTGTTAGTTCAGCTGGTTTTTTTTTATATTATAGCCATGAATCATAACCAGAAGGGTTGTTTTGCTGAATATCATTTTGCATCAACAGCAATTGCTTTAGGTTATAATGTTTCAATGCCCTTGCTTAGTGCAAGTTATTATGATTGCATACTTGAAAAAAATGGCAAGCTCTTTAAGATCCAAATTAAATATTTAGGCAAAGATAGGACACAAAGAAAAAACAGCATACAGATTACATTAAGGCGAACTGGATTACCATCTTATGAAAAAAAATATGTTGATTATTTTGCATTATGGGATGAAAGGAATAATGGTTTTTTTATAATACCCAATTTAGGACAAACAAGTTTAAAATTAAATCCAAATGGAAAGTATAAAGAAAATTTTAATAACTTTGCTTTGATTTCATAAATAAACTAAGAGTGTTGCTGGTTAAAAACTAGTGGCACTTTTTTTTTATCTTTGTGTAAAATAATTATTATGAAAATAAAATTACTTGTTGAGATCTTTAAGGATGGTAAAATGTATGCTGAGGGTGAAACAATAAATATTGATGATCACAAAGCAGAAAGCTGGATTGCTAAAAAATGGTGTAAATCTATTAGCAGTAAAGAAGCAAAACCAAAAAAAGAAACTAAAGAATTAAAAATAGATTCTAAAGAAACCAAAGATGAGGCAAATTAAAATAAACTCAACCACTGGTTCTGAAATTGTAAACACTGCTGATTTAAAACTATTTTCAAGAATAGACACAACATCAGATGATGCTATATTAGCCAGAATGATAACACAAGCTAGAATATGGTGTGAAAATTATATATCTAGGGATATTGTTGCTAAAAATAGATCTTATTATTTAGATGAAACAGAGGGTATATTTAGTATTCCATTTGGACCAGTATCATCAATTACAAGCATTGTTGCTGATGGTGTTGCTGTTACACATACAAACATAGGTTTAGATAAAGAAACAATTGAATTAGATAATGGTTATGCTAAAAAAGTTACTGTTGTTTATATCACTGAGGGATTAAATGATTCTCTATTACAACAAGCTGTATTACAATTAGCAGCAACTTATTATGAGAGTAGAACAGATTTTGTTACTGGTACAATAACATCAGAAATTCCAACAGACACAAGAGATATTTTAAATTCATATAAAGCAATGTTTCTGTAATGAATCCTGGCAAATTAAATAGCAGAGTAATAATAAAAAGAATTGACAAAGTATCTGATGGCTATGGCGGTTATACTAACACCATAAGTAATTACACTACAATTTGGAGTGATGTAAAACAAATAAGTGGTGCAAGAGAAAGCGACAATGGTCAAAGAAGCACAAAAACTGAGGTTGAATTGATTTGCAGAGCAGATACTATTGATGCTGTGATTTCTGGTTGTGGTCAAGATTGGTTATTTCAAGTTGAGGGTAACAGCGATACATATAGAATTAATGATCTGTTTCAAAGTGAGTTAAAATATTTTACTAAAATAATTGGTACTAAAATTGTATAATGGCAGCAATAGATGTAAAAATAAATCAACAAGATATGAAGCTACTAGCAAGAAAAATTGAGCAGCTAAAAAAAGTGTCTAAAGAAGATTTATCTAAAAACATTGCTCATGCTGCTGTAAGTATATCAAATGATGCGGTACAATCAGCTCCAGTTGCTAATTTTATGGGCGGAACACTAAAACAAAGTATAGGTAGTGAGGCAAAAGGCACACAAGCCATTATATATGCCAAAACAAAATATGCTGCATATCAAGAGTTTGGAACTGGTAGATTTGTTGATGTTTCGGAAGCAACACAACTTGGGATCCCAGCATCAGAAATAAAAAGATTATATAAGGGAAAAGGTAAAAGAAAAGTTAATATTTCACCTCAACCCTACTTTTTCCCAGCAGTTAGAAAAGGTTTAAAAAAATTATTAACTAACATTGAAAAAGATTTAAAAAGAATATTATAATGAAAGATCCTATAAGATACATTAGATTAAAAATTATTGCAGCTTTAAATGGTAATATTACATCTAACGGAGTTAATGTTCTTATTTATAATAGAGTGCCATCACAAGTAAGTTATCCATTTGTAAGAGTTTACAGTGTTTCAACTAATGCTGTTGATGATAATCAATCAAAGTATAATGTTGAGTGTATTACAAGAATTGAGGTTGTTACTAGATTTGATGGTGATAGTGGTGGTGAGTTAACAGTAAATGACATAATGAATCAAATAACAAGTTTATTAGTTTCTAAAAATCAAAATGGTTTTGATTTAAGTTCTTATAATTTCAATTGTTATACTAGCCAAAATGCTGGTATAACGTACCTTGAGGATGATACATCAGATCACACATATTTTAGAGCTATATTAGAATTATCAAATAAAATAGAACAATTGACATAAAATGGGATATACAGACATGAAATTATATATGATGAATACTTTTGCACTAGGTGTTTCATTGACTAATATTGAGGTTACTTTAAGGATTATATTACTACTAGCTACAATAATTTATACAATACAAAAAATAAAAAAGAATAAAAATGAGTAAAGAATTAAATGAAGATACTAGCTTAAATATTAGTATAAAAACATTGATAGCTATTGGAGCTGGTATGGCATCATTAATTGGAATGTGGTTTGCTTTACAAGCCGATATTGAGGAAGCTAAGCTGCTTCCAGAGCCAGAAATTAGTCGAACTGAATATGATTTAAAAGATCAATTAATTAGGGAAACTATTATGAATACTGGTAAAAAAGTTGAGGAAAATAGCGATGCTCTGAAAAATATTGATGAAAAATTATTTGAAATAATAAGTAAATGAAAAAATATATATTATGTGTGATATTTGTATTGGTTGCGGTTTGTGTTAAAGCTCAAGATATTACTGTTTTGCAAATAAATGCAAAATGGAATGAAAGGAACAATTTTGATTTAAGTGATCTGAATGGTGTTGTTGTTAAGTATAGCTACTTAAAAGATCAACCAAAAGATGTGCAAAAAAGCATAAGTGCTGTTCCAGTAATTGTTATAATTGATAAAACTGGCAGAGTTAGAATGCAATATACTGCTGATTTATCATTTAAAATTAAAGCATCAACAATGGAGATGCAAAACATTATAAATAAAATTAGATGATTAGTAAACATATTTCAGAAAAGGAAGCAACAAAAAGCATTACAGCTATGCGACTTGGATTAGCTAATACACCAGATGGCAATATTTTGACTAATATGAAACTTGTTGCCGAAAATGTATTTGAGCCATTAAGAAAGTGGGTAAATGGTCCTATTAAGATTAATAGCTTTTATAGATCCGAAACTTTGAATAAAGCAATAGGTGGCTCATCTAAAAGCCAACATTGTGAGGGCAAAGCTATGGATATTGATGATATATATGGGCATAAATCAAATGCTGAAATGTTTAATTACATAAAAGATAATTTAAACTTTGATCAAATGATTTGGGAATTTGGAGATTCAACAAATCCAGATTGGGTTCATGTTAGCTATGTTAGTGATTCTGTAAATAGAAACAGAATATTAAAAGCAGTTAGAGATAAGGGAAAAACAAAATACATTGATATTACAAATGGGTAATTTTCAATTTGGCATATTAGATATAATAAGTAGTGGACCATTATTGGGGTTTTCTTATTATCCAGATGATGAGCAAACTGAATATGCAGAGCTTAATATATATCTAATTTTATTTGGTTTACATTTTAGATTTTTTAATAATGAGCGATAAAAAGAAATTCAAAGAAACAACAGTTGGCAAATTATTATTTGGTGCTGCATCAATGATAAATCCAACATTAGGAAAAGTATTAAGTGGTGTTAGCTCGCCACAAGAAGCATTAGCAGAAATTGGTAAATCCAAAATATCTAATGAAGATAAAATTAAGCTCCAACAAATGATTTATGAGCAACAAAATATTGAAATGGAATCAATTACAAGAAGATGGGAAGCTGACTCAAAATCTGATTCATGGTTAAGTCGTAATGTACGACCTATGGTTTTAATATGGTGTATTGTTGTATTTTCTTTAGCTGGTATTTTAGACAGCATTGAAAGCATACCATTTCACATAGGGGTTACTTGGAACGATACATTTGAAAAGGTTATGATGGCTGTTGTAATATCTTATTTTGGTGGGCGATCAAGTGAAAAGGCAATTAATGCATTTAAGAAAAATGGCTAAAAATATAGTTCAAACATTTCGAGCAAACACAAGAAAAAAAAGAAAGGGTGTCCATTCTAAAAATGCTAGTAAAGGACAAACTGGGTTTAAAAAAAAGTATAAAGGGCAAGGGAAACAAAGGTAAACGAAATTGCTTAAATTTGTAAAAAATACAATATGGCAACTACATTTACTGGATTAAGGGTTCAAGATACTTATAATGCAATTTTAAAAATTGGCGACAATTCCAACCTTAGCGGTACTGCAAAAATTCTTAGTGATGGTGTTGGTAATAGTTCTAGTATCTATTTATCTACTACGAGATTTGGAATAGGCATAACTCCAGCATATCAATTTCACACAAGCGGTAATGCTAAAATTGGTGGCAATCTTATAATATCTGGCGATTTAACAGTAAATGGTTCAACAACAATTATAGATTCAACAATTATAGCGATTGGTGATAATATGATTGAAATGGCTAAGGATAATGTTGCTAATACAAAAGACATAGGTTGGTATGGAACTATTGTTGAAAGTGGTACTAAGTATGCTGGAATGGCTTATGATGCATCAACTGGAGTTACTGCACCAAAATTTAATTTAGGTTTAGGAACTGTTGAACCAGGCAATACATTTGCAACAACAGTTACTGGAACTCTTATTGCTAATTTAGAGGGTAATGTAACTGGTGGCACAATATCTGGTACAACTGGTACGTTCACTGGTTTAGTAACTGGTATAGCACCAACCTCAGATTTAAATTTTGCTACTAAAAAATATGTAGATGATCAAACGATTCCAACGCCAACATTAAGCTCTGTTTTAAGTGCTGGTGATTCATCTGGTGCAAATGATTTAAAAATTATTGATGATCAAAAACTACTTTTAGGTGATGATGGTGATATGCAAATTTATCACAATCAAGTAAATTCTGTATTTTTTAATGATACTGGTAATATAGTTTTTAGAAATAATGCTAATGATTCCGATATAAGTTTTCAAACAGATGATGGTCAAGGTTACACCACTGAATATTTAAGATTAGATGGTGATGATGTAAATGTTGTTTTTTCAAAACCTATAAGTGGAACAACAGCATCATTCTCTGGCTTAGTGACTGGTATTGCTCCGACTAGTGATTTAAATTTTGCCACAAAAAAATACGTTGATGATCAGACAGTACCCACACCAACACTATCGAGTGTTTTAGGTACTGGCAATACATCTGGTGCCAATAATATTATAATGGCTGATAACCAAAAGATTTTAGTTGGTACTGATAGTGATTTAGAGTTGTGGTTTAGTTCTGCTGATGGTTATTTAAGAAATAACACTGGTGATTTATATATACAAAACTTAGCAAATGATAAAAGTATTGTATTCCAATCAGATAATGGTATTGGTGGAGTTACTGAATACTTTAAAATTGATGGCAATATTAACAGAAATGTGATTTTAGTTACCACACAACTGAATGATAATGTACCAATGATATTTGGTAATGGTGCTGGGCGACCAAGTATAAAATATGATTCAACAGCTAGTCAATTATTTATTAGTGGTAATTCTAAGTTTTTAAGTGATTTATATGTTGTTGGAACCACAAATTTTACTGGTGTTGTTAGGCAATTAAATGGTTCGGGAAAGCAATGGTATGCCACATCAAATGCTGGATCTTATATTGGTGTAGATGCTAGGGCATCTGGAACTGGTGTGATGTTGCATAAATATAATGTCAATACAAGTGGTACTTATAATGCATATTATGAAAATTGGTACGATGGTGATAGTTACCATCAAATTGGTATTGAAAGTAATTTATTTCAGTTTACATCTGGTTTAACAGTTAATGGTGATATAACAACAAGTGGCAATTTAAATGTTACAAAATCTGTATATCAAACAGCAACTGGTGGTTTTTATATAAACAAACCTTATGGTGGTGATTTTTACACTACAACTAATAATTATACTGGTGCAATTCAAATAGCGTTACCAACTGGTGGTACTGGTCACGATGATATGATTAAGTTTGTTGTTGATATATTTGATTATGCCACTCAAGAATGTGTAACAGTTTTTATTGGCGGTTATACATATCAAAATGTAGGATCTGGCAATACAACTTGGTATAATGTTTCAGCAACTGTTTTAGGTCAAAGTGCTAATCAAAATTATACAGTAAGATTCGGTGATAATGGAACTGAGCATTGTGTTTGGATAGGCGATACTACTAGCACATGGAACCACTTACAAGTTATAGTTAGGGATTTTTTTGCTGGTTATACAGCTAATATTAACAACTATTTAGGAGCTTGGGGAATTAGTGTTGTAACTACTCAAACAACAGTAAACAATACTTTAACAAATTGTTTTCCAATGTCATCAGATACAATTGCTGGTTATTTACCATTAACTGGTGGTACAGTAACTGGAAATGTGCTATTAGGTAGTAATACTAATATATCAATGGATGCTTCGGCTAATGGTCAGTTAATGATTGATGGTGTTGGTTATCAAGGTGCTATTGCTTTAGATGAAAATGCTATGCATATTTACCATAATAGTTCTAGTAGAAGTTTAGTTTTAGGAACTAATGAAACTGCTAGATTAACTATTAGTGGGAGTGGAGCTGCAACTTTTGCAGGTAGTGTCTCAGCTGAAGATAACATATACTTAACGGATGCTGGTACAGTACGAGCTAAGCTATTATTAAACGCTTCTGATAGAGATAATGTAGAATTAAGAGCAGAATCACTTGGCTCTACAATGAAATTCTTTACAGTAGGTACAGAGGCACTGGAATTAGATGCTAGTCAAAACGCAACTTTTGTTGGTGGTATAACATCTGATACATTATCAGCAGCATCAATTGGTATATCTGGCACAAATGGTACAGATGGAAAAGGAATTGCATTATATGGTGGTGCTAATAGTGGTGAACCTACTTATGGTATGATGTTTCAAAAAACAGCAACCTATGGTACATTCGGATATGTTAGTGCAGATTGGGCAACCTATTTTACAATGGATACTACTAATAATAGAGGTTGGATATTTAGAAAAGTTGGAGTTGGTAATGTGGCATCAATAAATAATAATGGAAATGCACATTTTCAAACCCCATGTAAGATTACAAGTAATGACACCTCTTTGACATTTGAGGATGCTGGTACAAATGCCATTCAAATTAAGGTTGGTGCTGGTGATGAATTATATATTGGTAGTAATAACACATATCAATTTAGAGGAACAATAACTGGTCAAGCACAATTAAATTCAGTTGGTTATGTAAGAGTAACTGCTGGTGCATCAAACTATGCTGGAATTGAATTGTACCAAACAGATGGTTCAAGAGTTGGTTTTTTCTATGGTGATAATGGTCAAACCTCAAATCCTGGTATTGGTTTTTTAGATTCTGATGGTAACTGGGCGGTAAGAGTTAGGAGAGATATTGGTGTTGATTTAAGAGTTAATAATATAGAAAAATTTAATGTAACAACAGCTATAAATTATAATTATCAACCAACTTGGATTGAGGGTGGTTCAGCTAATTGGAATGAAACTACACCAGGTTTAACAACTGGTTCTTTACATCTTGATCCTGGAAGTGGTAGCGACAATTTTGGTAGTGCAATAACATTTGGTTCATCTGACCATAGTGATGGAGCTGTTGCAGATGCTGGTATATATACTAGAACTGATGGTGCTTATGGATCTAAAATGTATTTTGCTACAACAGATAGTTATGCAGTTGGTTCTAAAACTAGAATGATGATTGACTATAATGGAAATATAGGAATTTCAACAATAGCACCTGAGGGTAAATTAGATGTAACTGGTGATATATGGTTAAATTCAGATAATGCTAATTCAGCATATTATTTGAGAGTTAACAGAGGACAAAATCAAGATGGCGGCATACTTTTATATGGTAACAAGACATTAGATTGGCAAATAGTAAATCAAACAAGTAGAAATTTAAACTGGTATTCATATTCAGCTGGTGCCAGTGTAATGAGATTAACTGGTAATGGACAATTATTAGTTAATGCGACATCTTCTACTTATGGTGCTGCTGTTGGTTATAATTTAGGTGTAAAGGGAACTAATACACAAACATACATTTCTATTGCACGAGCCAATCAAAATTTAGATTCACAAGGTGTTATTATAGGTTTAGACACAAACCATTCTTATTTTATTAATAGAGATGCTTTACCTATTGAATTACATACAAACAATACTGTAAGAATGCATATACACGGATCATTAAATCGTGTTGGTATTGGTGCTGACCCAGTTTCTAGTGCTGGTGTAAATAACTTTTTAATGGTAAAAGGTTCTGCACATTCTGGTATTGTTCTAGTTGATACAGATAGTGGTGCTGTACACGAAATGTGGAATGATGGTGGTACTTTAAATATGTGGGATAGTTCAATAGGTTATAGAATTAGATTTTATACTAATGGTGATTCTCAAGCATATAATGGTTGGTCAGCTGATTCACTAGGCATAACGGGTTCAAATGGTACTGATGGTAAGGGATTATCACTTTATGGGGGTTCAGCAGGAGGTGAGCCAACTTATGGTATGATGTTTATGCAAACTGCTACTTTTGGCAGTTATGGTTTAGTAAATGGAAGTTGGGCAACTTACTTTACTATGAATAGCGACACATCTAGGGGATGGATTTTTAGAAGAGCTGGTAACAGTAATTGTGCGAGTATTACTGCTGGTGGCGATCTCTCATTAAAGGGTATAATTAGTTTTACAGAAACAAATCAAAGAATATCTGGTTTAAATGGTAGTTATTTACAAATAAAAAGTGGTTCATCTAGTGATGGCGGTATAAATTTAGTTGATACAAATGG